CACGGGTGCTGAGCAAGCTCAGAATCCCGTGGTGAAGGTGGTTACAAAATACCGACTAGCTGCATAGCAACTAGACGGTCACCGCTTTCCCGGTCTGTGTATGAAGATACACAGCGGCCATTGCCATACCCTCGCGGGCACGGCACCCGTGCTTCCACTTCATAGGCTACATGCGTAGCTCTAGGCGAAAAGCATAGGCGTCCCTGTCTCTGCCACCCACTAACATAGCCAGCAAGTATAGATAGTCGCGTCATAGGGGTGTTTTCACACTTCCTTACACGACTTCGAATCTTGACAGCGTAGCGGGTATAACGGCGAGAGTACACTGCTGCACAGCGTATTCCGGCATAGGGTTGATCCCATTCCGGTACTAGCAGCAGCTCTTCTCCATGAACCTTACGTATAAGCGAGATTAGATAAGCGAGTGACTCACCTAAAAGGATACCAGTCCTTAAGGCGTAATCAAGCAAACTATTAATCGCTATATAACAGTCAGGTACTGTGTTGAGCGAGGATACGTAGGGGGGCGTAACATCCCCTCCACAAAAATAATCCCCGCCACAGCTCTCACGGAAGAGAGTATCCGAAGAGAAACTCTTATTTTTATTAACTAAGAGCCCAGCGCGGTAAAGTATTTCACAGACTTTCGTGAAGTACTCCGTTGGTACTATAATATCGTCCCCAAACACTGCAGAATCACTTCTGCGGAAGGAGTTACGACCCATTGCAGTACTCGAAAGAGCTAACAATGTCAACGTCATCATCGGAAAGGTGAAGCCGTTGCCCATAGTACCCATCATAGGTAAGTCGTAATATGTCCCGTCTATACATGTCTTAGGACTACGTATAGCGGTTAACAGTTCGACCCACTTAGATGGCCACAAAAGTGATATAAGTTGCGATGAAAGGTAATCGCTTGCAGAAGACATATCTATGGTTGATAAACTTCCATCAATGCTTCCTTTCCATGCTAGGCGCTGGTTGCAGTACTCGTACCGCATATCCTGTTGCCTACTTATATCTAGTCCAATATGCTTAAGGGCCCCCTCTATATAACTACCAGCAGCTAGCTGGCACATCATATTAAGTAAGGGCTCAGTGCATATCGTCCTATCCTTTGTCTCGTTTTTCGGGACAGTGGTCATGGTACTCCCATCGACAACGCTCACGGCCCAATCCCTTTTCCGCATAGTATGGAAGAGGTACGGGTCACTTTTAATCAGAGCGAAGGCTATGGGAAGGCAGCCCTCAGTGACAGTCCATACTTTTTCAGTATGAAGCTTGTCATATGCGTGCGTCGCGAAGCCGAGTCCCTTAGAGGAACCCGGCCCGAAACGCCACATACTAAACATGTCATATATCGACAAAGTGTCTTGCACAGATCCTGCTATGAATGTCGTGTAGTTTTCTAACACGCGTTCAATAAATAAGCGGGCAGTGCAAATTTCTTCGTCGGTTAAACATATCAACTGAGAGCGAAGCCAAGCATCATCAGAAACTTCTAAGAATGCGTTAAGAGTATCCTTCCGGATTACTTTAACGTCACGATTAGGGTTAAGCAGTTTCTTTCGAAACTTGCTTTTACCATATCTTGCGGCATAAAGTGCGTAAGCACTATCAGCACGTAAAATATAAGCGTCAAAATCTGCTTCCATTGCAGTTTCAAAGAGCGCATATCGGTTCTCGTTATTCATTGAGAAACTCCCTTAACCAATGCTAAGCTACGCCAGTGACAGCAGTGTCACCGAGACCAGCCGAAAACTGCGTTAGACTGCCGATTAGGCAACTAATAGCAGCGCGGATGTCCTCAGGCTCGTACGTATCGGTCCCAGCTGGGATTGCAATACGCACATCGAGTTCCGCTACTTGCGGAATCTGATTTGCTGCAGGCGCGGCACCCTTACGAACCTTAAACAGATATACATTCTTCCCAATTTTGTTAGGAGGAATAATACCTGTACTTACGGCCGCCGGGGGTAGCATCTTAAGAGAGAGCGGACGGAAAAAGGTAAGTGTAAACGGTTTTGATACCGAATGCACATCCACACCCGTTTGTGTACCACCGATACCGGTTACAGCCCATTGCTTCGCATTTGGAGCGGGGGCTGTATCAGTTACGATAGTATATGTAGGTGCAGTGAAACCTGTTTGAGCGCTCCCAGTTATAGGAGTGGTTAATGATACTGACATAGGATGTCTCCATAAGGGTTTAATGTATTCTGCCGCGAACGACAGAAAGTATGTTTGCGAGTTTGTTCTGCCAATGATATAAAATATCATCAGACGAACGGAATGCCAACGCCCTTTTGGGTATAGACGTTAACTTTGTCCTACGGAGGAATTTAACCCTGTACATAGAACTATCATTATGAGCAGAAAGTACTTTCCAGCCAGAAGATGGCGAGGGCGTTGTTAGTGCTGTCTTTAAGACGCATTTCACGGACGACCTTACTGTCTTACTGACATAGGTAGTATTCCCGGGTGGAACAGAGAAGTTATCTTCTAAGAACTCACCCATCGTACCGATATAGTCAGCAACCCATGAAAAAGCAGTTGCTTCCCAGAGACCGGAAACGATCTCACCCGGTGACCAGCCAAGATGCATCGCTAGTGAGTAATCACTAGTGTTGGCTATACGGCGCACCAGACCGCACTTATATTGCACTGAGCCACGATACGTGCGCTCATTCTTCCGGTAGTAACCAGTTGAATCAGCTGCAGTGTATAGTGTTGTGTTGTTTAAGCCGGCACTATCATCAAACCAAGTGGTACCATAGGACGCTGTGTAATGCTCTATAAAGGATGCTTCCTTGCGGAAGTAATCATCCAGAGATTTGGACAGATCCCTGATATCAGCCAGTGTTGGTGATACCCCAAACCCCCAAGCAAGCCATAAATCGGCTGCATGCAAACTGACCTTATCAACGGTCTTCTGAAGCAGCTTAGCTTTGTTACCTCCCAGAGACAGATATAATCTGTTCATGGAAGAAAGCGTATTATGGAGAGACTTTGAGACATCGACGTGTAAACGCCGAGCTTCATTTATCTCAGCAAGGGGAAGAGCCATTCTAAATTGCTGATAGTCATCTTGCATCTTCCTTTTAAGGATAGATAACGCAATGTTGTCACAGCTTTGTAGAGGCCCTGAGCCAGTCGTAGGTTCGGGTGGCGGCGATGCCAAAGGCACCGTCGCTACGAATGTCGATGGCAAGCGTCCAGGAATGGAAACTTGCGTCGAATTACGGACCCAACCCTGCCGGACATCTTGATAACGAGTACGATAGTAAGGGAGAGTCGCGTCTCTGTGTTCTACCACAGCTGCGCGCCAATCCTTCATAGTCGCACCCTGAATGACTTCGGTTGCTATAATCGTCGTACCTCGAGAGGTTACGCCGTTAAGCTCTTGATAATCATTTTGTATAAGATTTACCGGTGACTTGGCCACGTTTTACTCCTGTGCATCTGAAAAGAGCACCCAAGGAGACTCGCTCTCG